CGACGCCAAGCCCCTGCGGGCGAACGGCCAGGAGGGCATCGTTGCCACCTCCTGGCAGCCGCTGGAGGTGAGCCTCGTTTCAATCCCAGCAGACGCAGGCGTCGGCCTCGGCCGAGCCGCTCAATCACTCGCGGCCCCGGCCGCGTCTTCCACCCCCGACCCCATCACCATGGAACCCACCATCGATCTCGAGGCGGTGCGGGCGCAGGCTGCGGCCGATGAGCGCTCCCGCGTTGCCGCTATCACCGGCCTCTGCCGTGAGCATGGCGCCGACGATCTGGCTCAGGGCCTGATCGAGCGTGGCGCCAGCGAAGCCGACGCCATGAAGGATGTGCTCGGCGCCATCAAGCAGCGCGCACCCAAACAATCCGCCACCCCGGCCGCTGCTCCTGCTGTTGCCGCTCGGCCTATCGCCGGCTCTGCCGACATCGGCCTGTCTGAGCGTGAGGCGCAAGGGTTCAGCTTCCTGCGCGCTCTGCGCGCTCAGCTGTTCCCGAACGAGCGCCAGCATGTTGAGGCCGCCGCGTTCGAGCGTGAGGTAAGCGCAGCCACCGCCCAGCGCATGGGCATGGCGCCAAAGGGTCTCGTCGTTCCGAACGACGTGCTCAGCCGGGCGCTGACCGCCGGCAGCTCCGCCAGCGCCGGTGACATGATCTTCACCGATGCCCGCCCCGGCAGCTTCATCGAGCTGCTGCGCAAGCGCAACATCCTCACCAGTCTGGGCGTGACCATCCTCTCTGGTCTCACTGGCCCGGTGGCGATCCCCAAGCAGACCGGCGCCGCGCAGGCCTACTGGGTTGGTGAGCAGGGCGAGGCCACCGAGTCGGATCCGACCGTGGGCCAGGTCAACATGACCGCCAAGACGCTGAGCGCCTGGACCCGCTTCAGCCGCCTGCTGATGCTGCAATCCTCCATCGACGTTGAGACGATGGTGCGCAACGAGCTCGCCACCGTGATGGCCCTGGAGCAAGCCCGCGCCATGCTCTACGGCAGCGGCACCAGCAACCAGCCGCTCGGCCTGAAGTTCGTAACCGGCATCAATACCGAAGACTTCGGCGCCGCCCAGCCGACCTATGCCGAGCTGGTGAGCATGGAGACCAAGATCGCGGCCGATGATGCCGACATCGGCGCCTTCGGCTACGTCACGAACGCCACCATTTACGGCGGCTTCAAGACCACCGAGAAGGCAACCGGTACGGCTCAGTTCGTGCTCGAGCCAGGCGGCACCGTGAACAGCTACAGCGTCGTGCGCTCCAATCAGGTGGAGTCGGGCGATGTGTTCCTGGGTGTGTGGAATCAGCTCATCCTGGGTCTTTGGGGTGCGCTGGATCTGCAGGTGAACCCGTATTCGGAGGACAAGGCCGGCAATGTTCGCGTTGTGGTCCACCAGTCCTGCGACATCGCAGTTCGTCATCCTGAGGCGTTCTGCCGCGGCAATAACACCCTCTGACCATGAAGATCAGGATCCTGCGCCAGACCAGCATCGCCGGCCGGCCTGTCCGGCCCGGTGATGTCATCGAGCCCTCCGTCATGGATGCTCGCATCCTGCTGAGCATGGGCAAGGCCGAGCTGGCGCCGGATCTCCTCCCAGAAGCAGAGCCGCTGCCTGCGCCGCAGGCCCCCCGCAAACCCCGCACCCGCAAGGGCTGACCCATGGCACTCACTCAATACACGCTGGACAAGCTCCAGCACTTCACCCTTCTGGCTACCACGACCATCAGCGGCACCGGCAACCAGACCGGCGTCGACATCCGCGACTACGACGGAGAGTTTCAGGTGATCCTGGCCGGCACTGCCGCCGGCTCTGGCGCCACCCTGACCTTCCGCCTGGAGGAAAGCGACAGCCTTAGCGCTGACTACACAGCGGTGACCGGCGGCACCTTCACCGCAGTCGGCAACGCTGCCTACAAGGAGGTGAAGACCTTCAACGCCTCCGAGCTCAAGCGTTACATCCGCCTCAGCTGCACGGCTGAGACCGGTGACGCCTCGAGCGCGGTGACCTGCTTCGGCTACGGCACCAAGCAGTACGAGGTCTGATGGCCTTCACCGAGGATCTCAGCATCTTTCTGAACCTCGACGGCTTCGGTGTCCCTGTGACATCCGGAGTTGTGTCGGGGGCTGGGATCCTTGACCAGAACAGCGAGGTGGTCCTGGGTGGCGAAGCCACCATGATCGACTACCTGCTGACTGTGAGGACAGATCAGTTTGGCAGCTTGGGCTATGGCGACCTGGTGTCTGTCGATGGCGTGAGCTACAAGGTTGAGATGCAACCACAGCGGTTTGACGATGGCGCCTTCTGCCGGGTGCCACTGGTGAAGGTATCGCCTGATCCAGTGATCGACTATGTCCTGGATGGTGGCGCGGCTCCGCCTGTTATCCATCCGGCGCCGCCTGTGATCGAGATCATCTATGACGGTGGTGGCGCATGACGATTCAAACCATCCCGGCGCGGATTGTCATTCGCCGCGACACTGCTGTCAACTGGACCGCCGCCAATCCTGTTCTACTGAATGGCGAATGGGGCTTTGAGACTGATCAGCGCCGCATCAAGATCGGCGATGGCGTGACGGCCTGGAACAGCCTGGGGTATTACTCCACGGCCGCCAGCCCCGCTTACATCCACAACCAGCCCAGCGCTTCGGCGACCTGGACGATTGCCCATAACCTCGGCTTCAAGCCGGCGGTGGAGCTGCTGAACACCGGCAGCCAAGAGATTGAGGCGGATGTCGTGCATCAGAGCACGAATGTCTGCCTGGTGCACTTCACAACCCCTACCGCCGGATTCGCCCGGCTGAACTGACATGGCCCGCTCCATTCTTACCGACTTTGACTTCGGGTCGGTCTCCAAGATTCTCAACCTGCCCAGCCCGACCAGCGCGGGCGATGCGGTGCCGAAGAGCTACGTCGACTCGGCCATCGAGGGCCTGGCGTGGAAGGACTCGGTCCGGGTCAGCACCCAGGGGAACATCGACCTGAGCGCCCCCGGCGCCACGATCGATGGCGTCACGATGGCATCCGGTGATCGGGTGCTGGTGAGGTCGCAGACCACGCAGTCGCAGAACGGCATCTACATCTGGAACGGTGCCAGCACAACCGCGACACGGGCGCTGGATGCCAGCACCTTCGCCGAGCTGGAGCAGGCCATCGTTCCGGTCGAGGAGGGCACTGACGCGGGGACGCAGTTCCGGCAGACCCAGGTCAACGGGACGATCGACAGCAGCAATGTCATCTTCACCAGCTTCGGCACAGCGGCCCCCAGCGCATCGGAATCGACCGCTGGCATCGCGGAGATTGCCACCCAGGGCGAGACCGACTCCGGCACCGACGACAGCCGGATCGTTACGCCTCTCAAGTTGAAGACCTGGAGCGGTGCGCCGAAGCGCTATGCCGCCGCCTTCGGTGATGGCAGCGCAACGTCGTACACCATCACGCACAACCTCGGATCGCGTGATCTGACCGTTGCGGTCTATCGCAACTCAGGGAACTACGACGAGGTTGAGTGCGATGTGGAGCACAGCACCACCAACACGGTCACGCTGAAGTTCTCCGCAGCGCCGACCTCGAATCAATACCGCGTTGTGGTGCTTGGCTGATGGCGAAGAAGTTCCTGAGTGGCGTTGATCTGGATGGCCAATCGGCCACGGCAATCAACGCCTACATGTCCACCGGGAAACTCCTCGGGCGCAGCTCCTCAGGAACTGGCGCCCTGGAGGAGATCACGATCGGCAGCGGCCTCAGCCTGTCAGGCGGCACGCTCACCGCCACGGGTGGCAGTGGCATTGATCCTGTAATCGCCGCGATGATCTTCTGATGGCTGCCCCTAACCTCAAAAGCCCAACCACCATCACCGGCAAGACGGCACGCTATGCCGTCACAACCACGATCGGCGCGGCGCTGAGCAACTCGGCGAGTAGCGGCAAGGTGCTCAAGATTAACTCTATATTTTGCGCCAATGTGGACGGTGCCAATTCTGCAGACATCTCTGTCACTCACTACGACGGCACAACCGACGTTTACATCGCCAGCACAATAACGGTTCCGGCAGACGCAACGCAGATCCTGTCTACGTCACAAACCTACTTCTACCTGGAGGAAGGCCACAGCCTGCGGGCCGTAGCCAGTGCAAACAGTGATCTGCAACTGGTCATTGGTTATGAGGAGATCAGCTGATGCCTGGATTAAATGGTGGATTGATTGGCAAGGTTCGGACTGTATCTATTTCGCAGTCTGTACCTGGTGTTTGGACACTACAGGAGCAGGCAATCTATCGAGAGCTGCGAACGTGGCCTGGAGGATGGACTCCTGCAAGTATCAACACTGCACTGTGGCTTGATGCCAGCGATAGCGCCACGATTACAGAATCGTCCGGTGCTGTTAGTCAGTGGAATGACAAGAGCGGCAATGGCCGGAATGCAACAGCATCCTCAACAGCAAGGCCGACGACAGGGACAAGGACGATCAACTCATTGAACGTTTTAGACTTCAATGGAAGTTCAAACCAGATGACGTTTGCGACGGCTCCCATGAGTGGCACTAGCTCCGGGATGGCTGTGTATGTCGTACAGCTAGACAACGATCCTCCAAGTAACGCAACGTCTGCCGGCCCTGTCCTGGGAGACTGGGGAACAGACAGCCTCGTCACCTTGATATGGACAGATGGCACTATCTATGATGACTTTCTATCAAGTACCAGGAAGAATACTAGCAACCCAACGCCATCATTCTCTGCCGCCCCAGTATTGATCAGTGTTGTCTCCGCTTCAGGTTTATGGCAAATATACGTGAATGGTACTTTGCTGTTTAGCACAACGACAAATACCTATGCCGTTGGCACATCTCCAAAAATTGGTCATTCAGACAGGGGGGCAAATATCTATGTCGATGGTCGCGTTGCGGAGATCGCGGTAGTTGCAAACAGTACATCAAGTACAACCAGGCAACTACTCGAAGGGTATATGGCAGGTCCTGGCCGTTGGAACCTGCAGTCAAGCCTTCCCTCTGACCATCCCTACCGGAACGTGGCGCCATGACGCTGTATTCCCTTCTCGGCAACCGCCCGGCCCCGCTGCCGTTTCGGATCCGGCTGCCTGGAGGAAGGACGCGCACGGATCCATCATCTTTCACTGCCGAGGAGATCGCAGCGGCTGGCCTGACTGGCCCGTACCAGGAGCCCAGCTACGACCCAGCCACGCAGCAGCTCCTATGGGTTGGCGGCGCCTACGTGGTCGAGTCGCTTCCGCCGCCGCCGCCCGTGGCTGATTGGGCCCGCTTCAAACTGGCCTTGCTGCCCGACCCCACCGCCCCAAACAGCTCAGCCGCCGCGATCAATCAGTCGATCGGCCAAGCCTTCGCGCTGGTACCGGTTGGCGTGCTCGGGTTGAGCAGCGGCCTGGCCAAGGCCGAGGCAGGCGACTACCAGGAGTTTTCTGGCTCGTGGCGTGCCGTGTTAGCCGTCGCCCCTCCACCGCCCGAGGCGCTCGCGGAGCTGGTGGCACTGGCCGCAGATTGCAACCTGCCGGCGGAGTTCGTCGGCGCCGTCGCCGGCCAACGGGTCCGGGCCCGCGACAGCATGGGCCGCTTGCTGCCTGACGATCCCGCAACGCCGGACGTTGATGAGGCGTGGGTCTGAGCGTCGCCAGACTGAAACAACGATGAATCAGCCCGTGCCACCTGAAGACATCTCCCATCGCGACATCTATGTGCGCCTGGCGGAGCTCGGCGCCAAGGTCGATTCGATTTTGTCGCTGATGGCTGAGCGCAAAGAGGACGTCGCTCGGATCTCAAAAGAACTCGATGCGCTGTTCACCCGTCAGCGAGTGCTGGAGAACCGCATGGCGCAGGTTGTTGTCCTAGGTGCCGTGGCGGCAGTGCTGATCCCAGCTATTGCGACGGTCCTGGACTTCAGCCCCATGGTTCCGGTTCGGATCGAACATCAGGAGCAGCGACGATGACACGCTTCATTGCGCCGTGCCTGGCATTTGCTGGCGTCTGCCTGCTCGCGGGATCAGCGGTTGGCGTGGCAGACTGGGCGATGTGCGCCAAGCATGCTGGCGGCGAAGCATGCCGAGTCTCACGAGCTGATGCCATGGCGGCGCTCAGTGGAGCCGCAAACGTGGCCCTGGGTGTGGCCCTCCAGGAGGTGAAGCCATGACGCTGAGCAAGTCCGAAACGATCCTGGCCAGGATTGCGACGGTGCTGGCCGCCACCGCTGGCGTTAGCGGCCGGGTGTTCCGTGATCGCTGGGAGGCGTTGGCCCGGGGCGAGATGCCGGCCGTTGTGATCGAACCGCAGAGCGAAGACGACGACATTCTCACGACCACCGAGACGCTGACCACAACGCTTCTTGTGAGCGTCGACATCCTCATCAGCGGCCAGCCGTTGAGCACCCTGGCCGATCCGGTCCGCGTCAGCCTTCATTCGCTGCTGCTGGCTGACGCCACCCTGCGCGGCCTGGTGATCAGCATCTACCCCACCGGCCGGGTCTGGGATGCCGTCAGCGGCGAGATCGGAGTCCTGAGGTGTTCCTACGCTGTGGGGTATCGGACCAGCCTCCAGAGTCTGACGTGACCTCTACCCCTCCCCTTCCCGACCAGCCCGGCGCATTCGTGCTGGTGAAGGGCGCCTGGAAGCTGGAAGCCCGCACCGAACCTCCCGCCCCCACCGAACCACAGAACGATGGCCCTGACACGACGCCAGCTGCTGATGGTGGCGCTGGAGCAGACCTACGCGACATCAGCGGCGCCGGTCGGGACTGAAGCCCTCCTGGTCCTGGATCCGCAGCTGACGCCGCTCGATGCCAATGTGATCGAGCGCGAGATCATCGATCCGGCATTCGGTCGCGTGCGGCCGGCGATCCTGGCGCAACGGAAGCTTGGGCTCAGCTTCGGCGTGGAGGCTGCAGGCTCCGGCACTGCCGGGACTGCGCCGAAGTATGGGCCGCTGCTGCAGGCCTGCGGGCTGAGCCTGGCCACGGTCGCCAGCACCAGCAACACCTACAGCCCTGCGACGCCTGCCACTGATTCAGTGACGCTGAATCACAACTGGGACGGCAACAAGCACGAGGGCACCGGCGCCCGTGGAACATTCGAGCTGGCATTGACAGCAGGCGAGATCCCGCGATTCAACTTCACGATGACGGGTATCTATGTGCCGCCATCTGATGTGACATTCCCAACCCCGACCTACACCAACCAGGCGACACCGTTGGATGTCAGTGCTGCCAATACTCCAACGGTCAGCGTGGCAGGCTACAGCGCTTGCATGTCTGAGTTCACTCTGAGCTGCAATAACACCATCGAGTTCTTTGATCATGCTGGCTGCACCAAGCAAGCCAGGATCACGGATCGGATGGTGGAGGGCAGCATCACGATCGAGCGGCCTGATCTGCTGGCCACGAAGAACTTCTTCACGCTGGCAACGACGCCCACAACCGGAGCCATCAGCATCACCCATGGCACCACTGCCGGGAATCGCCTGGTGATCTCGATCCCGACCGCCAACTTCCTGGCGCCGGAGCCTGTGGACATCCGCGGGGTCGCCGGTCTGCGGCTGCCATTCACGGCACTGCACACCGGCGGCGCATCCGATGAATTCAGCCTGGCCTTCACCTGAGCAGCCAGGCTCAGACTCACGACTCCGAACAACACACCACCCAGCAATGCCATTCGAGATCGATAAGGGTGACACCTACGAATGGACCGTCTCCCTGTCTGAACCTGACAAGCGGACCAACAAGACCGAGACCTTCACTGCTGTCTTCCGGCGCCTGAGCCAGCCGAGGATTGATGAGCTGAACGAGGCGATCCGCCAGCGGATGATCGCGGCCCGCGCCGGTGATCCCGTCGATGGGATGATCAATGACATGCAGCTGGCTGATGAAGTGCTGGCCGGCTGGTCTGGCATCACCAGCGGCGGCCAGGCCGTGGAGTTCAGCGAAAGCCTGAAGGCTGAGCTGATCAGCCGCGCCGGCTTTGCCGCGCTTGTGGTTGCAGCATGGAATGAGTCGATCCTGGGTGCGCGAAAAAAAACCTCGAGGACGCCGCAAGGTATCTCCTGAGGACTGATGACCGCAGCGACCTGGCCAAGGCTGCAGCGGACTGGGGCTTGGAGCTGCCAGTGGAGGAGACCACAGAGCAGCCGTTCAAGGTCTGGCCGGAGAATTGGGAGGCGGTGGTGATGTTCCTGCGACTGCTGACCCAATGGCGCGCCGGCCCGCGTGGGTTGATCGGCCTGGACTATCGCGCCGCTGAATGGCTGTTTAGCCTGTACCAGGTGACGCAGCCGCGTGAGCTGCTGGAGGATCTGCGCATCATGGAATTGGCCCTCCTGGATGAGATCAGCGGGAGGGCGGCCTGATGGCATCGATGGATGCACTGCTGAGGATTACCGCCAAGGGTGACGCCAGCGGCCTGGGAGTGGTCACGCGCGGATTGCAGCAGGTCGAGAAGGCAGGGCAGGAGGTGAACCGCGGGATCGGCGGGATCGGCAGCGTGCTCGGCAGCCTGACCGGCGGCATCGTGGCCCTGGGTGCTGGCCTGTCGGCTGCTGGCCTGGTTGCCTTTGCGAAGTCCGCAATCGATGCAGCGGACGATATGCGCGACCTGAGCCAGCGGACTGGGGTTACCGTCGAGAACCTCAGCCGCTTTGACCAGGCGGCCAAGATGAGTGGCACCAGCATCGAGTCTGTCGGCAGCGCCATGGTGAAGCTGTCGAGGGGGCTCAGTGCAGCCGCTGCTACCGGCGCAGGGCCCGCAGCCGATGCGCTGAAGACGCTCGGAATCAGCGCGGTGGATGCGGCGGGCAGATTGCGCGGCGCCGATGAGGTGATGCTCGAGGTGTCGGATCGATTCGCTCAGCTGCCGGATGGTGCGCAGAAGGCGACGCTCGCGGTCCAGCTGTTCGGCAAGTCCGGGGCTGAGCTGATCCCGTTGCTGAACGAAGGCCGCCAGGCCATCGAGGGGCTGGACGCCTCGATGAGCTCTGCGTTTGCCGACAAGGCGGACGAGTACAACGACAGCCTGGCGGCACTCGGCACCGTGTTCGGGCAGATCGGGATGGCGATCGCCGAGGAGCTGCTGCCGTACCTGAGCAGCACGGTGGATTGGCTGACCCGGGTGGGGATCGGGTTCAGGGATTGGATCGTCGCCAACCGTGAGCCGATCCGCCAGACGATCGAGACAATCGGCACGATCGGCAAGGCCATCGCGCCATGGGTTGCTGGAATCGGCCTGGTGGTCGTCGCATACCAGGGGCTGACCATAGCGCTGAAGGCAGCGGCGGCAGCACAGGCATTCCTGCAGGCGCTGTCCGGCCCGAAGGGCTGGGCGGCCCTGGCGGTGGGTGCCGGCGCTGCGACGGCGGCTGTGTGGGCGATGAACAAGGCCTTCGAGGGATCAGAGGCCAAGGCTGCAGAATTGGCTGAGGAGGTGGACGGCGCACGCGCCAGCACTGAGCTGCTCGAGGATTCGACCGCCGCCGCCGCCGCCGCCGCAGCCGAACACAAGCGCCAGATCGAGGAGGCGAAGGCGCAACAGGAAGCGTTCAATGTGGCAGTGCAGCAGAGCAACGCTCAGTACGAGCTGCTGAGCCGCACCATCGACGCCACCAGCCAGGCGCTGCAAGGTCAGAGCCGCCTGCGCGATGCGGTGCTGACGGCTGACATCGCGGTGAACAATGCCGCCAAGAGCATCCTGGAATCCAAGCTGGCGCAGGCCCGGACCGATGCCGAGAAGATCCCGATCCTGAAGCAGATCCAAGGGATCGAGCTGGAGAACGCCAGGCTGCAGAAGGTGGCGGCTGAGGAGCAGATCGCAGCCGAGGTGCGCATCACGGACCTGAAGCGGCAGAAGGCCTGGCAGGAACTGCGCAGCGCTCAGGCGGCGCTGGCTACTGCCGAGGCCTACGGGCAGCAGACCGCACGCCTGCAGGAGCAGGTGAGCCTGATGAAGATCGCAGCAAATAGCGCTGATTCAGAATTCAAGCTGCAGCAGCAGATCGCAAACGAGAAGCGCCGCGCGAATGATGCGACATTCCAGGCGCAGCAAACGCAGATCCTGTCCCGGCAGATTGCAGCACCGGCGCAGATGGTCAACCCAGCAGGCGGCGCCCGCCCCATGGGCTACATCAATGGCGTGCCCTACTGGAGCCAGACGCCAGGGTTCGCAACCGGCGCCTATGTGACCGGGCCGACCCGGGCAGTGTTCGGCGAGGCCGGGCCTGAGTACGCGATCCCCGAGCGGTCGATGGCCGCGGCCTCAGCGGCCTACCTGTCCGGCGCTCGTGGGGCGGCGGTGCTCCAGGGTGCGGCGATCCCCTCGCCCGGTAGCAGCGCGGCAACCGGCGCGATCAAGATCAACATTCAGACCGGCCCCGTCCTGCAGCAGGACGGGCAGGACTGGGTCAGCATGGATGACCTGGACGCGGCGCTGAATGCAACGGCGCAGCAGATCATGGGAGCGATGCGCAACCCAGCGACGCGGATCGCGATAGGAGGCTGATCCATGGCGACCGAACTGCAGCAGCTGTGCCTGGTTCGCTTCTACCTCGGAGGCGTGACCTATGCCCGCTGGCAAAGCGCCTACGTCGATCAGGTGATCAGCTACGAAAGCGCGAGCTGGACCTATCAGCAGTTCAACTGGGAAGGGGTCGCCAGCGGCGCAGGTGGCGGCAACCAGGGCGGCCTGAGCGCTCCGGCTACCCCGGTGATCCGCTCGCTACTGGCGTCCGCCATTGCAGGCCCGTGGCTGGTCAGCCTGCGTGTGTTCCAGGCGCCGGAGGCTGCTACCGGCACGCCACCGGCCGGAATGACGCTGGTCGGATCTCTGGTCGCTGAGGTGATCGGCGGCGACTGCAGCATGACGACAGCCAGTTTTGCGCTTGGTTCGGCCCTGTCGCCGATCGGCGCGCAGTTCCCGCCACGGACTGCGACCACAAGACTCATCGGAGTGCCCTGCCGGCTATGACTAAGAACTACGGCAACACCTACACCAGAGGCGAAGGCGGGACCTGGTTCGACCCGATGCCGGATGCGATCCGAAGCCGGCGGGGATCGTCGCTCAAGTTCTGGCTGAAGCACTTCAACGCAGACGGGACCAGGCG